ATGCAGGTCTCAGTTTGACAGAAGGTCTGCTCGTCTAAACGGACGTCTTCAAAAACTGCTTAAGTGATTCTTTTGTTGGCTTGGCATCAAAATCAATCACCTCATTACCCTTTACTAACTTTATAGTCGGGTATCCCTCAATACCAAATTCGTCAGCCTTCTTTTCATCTTTTTCACAATCAACCTCCTTAAAAAGAACAGCCTTTCCATTTACATTCTTGTGCGTGTCTTTTATGCTATCCCATGCAGGTCGCGCCTTCTTGCAATAGGGACACCACTTAGTATAGAAATAGTAAACCTCTACTTCGTCGATATCATCGCCATCACCTTCCTTTATAAACTCCTTATTTGTAGCAAATTTTGGGTCCATGCGTGGAGCAACATAACTATTATAGTAATAAAAAGCCACTCCAGTAAATATAGCTGCCACAACAAGAATAATTAAAAATTTCTTGTTGTAGACTACATTGGTTAGATTCTCCTTCAGGGTCTCGAACATATAATATAGTATTAGAGATAAGAAACAAAAATTTTTACGAATAATACCTAAAGATATAATATTATATAAAGTGTAGTATGTTCGTTCGAAATCACACGGGACGTCTCGTTAATATTGATGAAACTAAGTTTACGAATGATAAAGAACTTTATGCGCAATTATGGCTTACGCTATATGACGTGCGTATAGAGAAGCCTTCATTTAACGAAAGATTAATAAAATATATAAGCGGGCAAACTTTATTGGTATAATTTTTTTTCTAAAATTATAGTAATGGCAAAGACGCGTCGGAGAAACAAAGCGAAGAAAAAGAAAACGTATACTAAAAAAGATTATGAGAGTGGAGATGGTATGGTCACACGGATATGGGGCCCGTGGGCGTGGTGTTTTCTGCATACTATTTCATTTAATTATCCTGCACAACCTACCCTCACACAAAAGAAACAATATCGTGACTTTATATTGAGCCTCCAGCATGTATTACCCTGTGGACATTGTCGTAAAAATCTAACAAAAACTCTTAAAAGACACCCACTAACAATAAAAGATATGAAAAATAGAGAAACATTTTCGAAATGGTTGTATGATTTGCATGAGATTGTGAACAAGATGCTCCAAAAGAAATCTAATTTAACATATGAACAAGTAAGAGATCGGTATGAACATTTTCGATCACGTTGTACGCAAGATTCACATAAAACAAGAAAAAAGTATAAAAAATGTTTGTGTAAGAAATCAAAGAAGAAAACACGGAAAAAGGAAAAGGGTTGTGTTACTCCATTAAATGGTAAAAAATCCAAATGTGTTATTAAAATTGTACCTGTTGGAAAGAAATGTAAAACGTTCCAGATGGATAAGAAATGCATAAAAAAAAGAATATAATTGTATAATTTTGAATAAATTATTATACAATTTAATCACCAAATTGAGAAAAATCATTTAGATAAGGTCGCGGTGCGTTTGCATCGCGCTGCCCACCTTGTCCATAGAAATATGGATCAGGCAAAAATGAGGTATTTGATGAACGATAGTTAGGAACCTTTTCGCATCTAAAGGCTGGTTCTGGGCACCGGGCGCACGGAGGGCATGGTTGGCATGGTTTAGGATCTGGGCATTTAACAGGTTCTGGGCACCGAATCGGCGCTGGACATTTCGGGCATTTCTTATCACATGGAAGGCGTGTAGGAACAATCTTTGACTTTAAAATATATTCATCATCTTGAAGACGCTTGTTGTGTTTAATACCACCATGTTCATATTCTGTTACATGGAGTGGTTTCTCACCATAAGCACCATATTTACCATACTCACCCTTAGCTTCTTTGTCTTTAGCTGCATCATACTCAGCAAAACTATCAAAATGACGTTTGCCGCCCGCTCTTTCTTCGAAATATTCTTTTACATTTAGTCCTAAACTAGATAGAAGTAGGACGGCTAATATGACCAAAAATAAATTAAGTTTCATCGTATATATTCTATATGGTGAAAAAAAAACTTTCAAGTATTTATGGACAAAGGCATCAAGTGGACAAAACAACAAGAGCAATTATTAGTACAATGGGCAGAAAAAGCTTCCGGATACGCGTGGCTACACACGCGTTGTGTGAATTATTTTAGACATCGCAACTTATACATATCCATTCCTGCATCCATATTTGGATATATAGCAGGCGCCACGACACTACTAACAACTCCAACACTGGCACCAGCACTCAAAGGGTTAATTGGAATTTCAGGAATTGTAGCAGGTCTATTAACAAATTTTCAAGAAATGTTTACTTTCAAAGAAGAAAGCGAAAAACATAAAATTTCTAGCTTGCGCTTTCTAGCTTTTTTCCGAGAGATAAGTTGTGAATTAAGTATGGCGCAATCACATCGCAGTAATCCTGGAGATTTTATTAATATGAAACGTTTAGAATTTGATAAAATGTTAGAACAATCTCCAACAATTCCACAAACAATTGCTGATCTTTTTAATACGAAATTTAGCCATCTATCTTTTCATAAACCTGACCTTGTAAATGGTGTTCAGACGATTTATCCATACAAAGATAATTCTCCTAAAATATTTTATCTCAAAAAAATTAATCTGTATGAAAAAATGGTATTGTTGAAATATTTCTCCGCATGGGGAACATATTGTGAAGAGAGAAGAGTGGTAAAAAAGAATGATGTGTTAATTGACATAGCTAATACTGCAGTTCGTATGAAGGAGAGACACCGCGCATTCTCTCGCCTTCATGGTCCCTTACGCGAGCAGCGGAAATTATTACAATTTCAGAATGTAAAGATAGTGGGAACGAATGAGCAAAATAAATAAGCTAACGATTTAAATACAGGTTGAATACATTATTTATGACTCTCTCACCTTTCTATATTGAAAATATGTTGGAAGCAGGCGTCGATGAGGCAGGTCGTGGACCCCTTTTTGGTTCTCTCTACGTTGCCGCCGTCATCCTCCCCTTCGATCACTCTTTTCCTCATGAATTGATGCGGGATAGTAAAAAAATATCGGAGAGAAAAAGACTCATCGCTTTTGATCTCATAAAAGAATATGCTCTGGATTTTTCTATCGTTTCGATAGATGAAGCTATGGTTGATGAGATAAATATTTTTCAGGCTACTCAGCTAGGAATGAAAACTGCATTAAATAATCTTCTGGTAAGGCCGCAACATATTCTTGTAGACGGGAATTATTTTAAACCATATATATCGGACCATAGGATAATACCCCATACCTGTATTGAAGGCGGCGATAATATCTTTACGTCTATTGCTGCAGCTTCGATTCTTGCCAAAGTGTCGAGAGATAAGTATATACATAAGCTTTGTGATGAATATGGTAATTTGGAAGATTTTTATGATTTGCGAAATAATAAAGGATATGGAACAAAAAAGCACATGGCGGGTATTAAAAATCATGGTATTACACAATGGCACCGACGTTCATTTGGTATTTGTAAAAACTATGCATAGAGTATATGGCATTTATAGATATTATTCATCGTATTAAAAACAATTGTCAATTCTTAACATATTTAAATCTCTCTGATCTAAATATTGATGATGTACAAGCAAAACAGCTATCGAGGGCGATAACTTATAACACCCGTCTTAAAAGGATTCATGCATTGGGGAGTCGTATTACGGATGTGGGGCGAAAAGCTCTCGCCAAGATAAGTACGATAAAGGAAATTAAATTATATTTTGTTAAAAATTTTGCAGTTGTTGATGGTGGTGATGTCATTTATCATATTTATGAGAAAAATTGATATAATTAATATCAATAATATGAATATAAATATGAATAGCAAAGAAATCAATAATTTAACATATCTGTTGGGGTATTGGGAAAATAGTTGGACTATATCGCCTCATAAGTTTCATCTGTCACATCTAACAGCCAAATCAACACATATTATAGGGCAGCATCTCTCATCAACATGGTTTAATTATAATTGTAAAATCGATCACACACATACTTTTATAGTGCTCGGAGTCGCACCAGATGTTACCAGTAAATCCATACAACAAAAACTAAATTCTGGAGGCAATATCCCAAGAATCAACGAATACTTCATTATAGAAGGCAATGAAATGCGGCAGTATTTGGGGGGTAAATACCTTCAATTAAAGGGGCGGCTCAATTCTGATAATAAGCTAAATTTTAGTATAACCCCCCAACGTGATGCTACCAGAGTGTCATTAACGTTGCCTAATTTTATTCTCCGGTCGTCGCCAAGCTGTTAATTAAATAACATAAGTAACTTAAATATACTTATCAATATGATATCATATGGATAAGTTCCAGAATCTTTTTTTGATGGTTGATAAGCTTGGCATGAGGGGTATGCTGACTATGTGGTTTTCTTTTTTTACGACTGGTTTTGTTGTTATGCTAACAGATGATCAGACGGGTCCACTGCGGGATTTTTCGATGGTTTCACAATTGGTGTGTTGTACTAATCTGGGTGCGATGGGTTATTCGATTGCGCATAATGTTAGTCTTAAGAAGACGTTTTTTTATACGATGAATTTTGACACCTTTGCCACTCTATTTGCGTTTGCGTATTTCGGCGGCGATAGTCTTTTGAATTCCACTCCTCTTGGTGTTTGGAATTGGATTCAGTTTGTGTTTACTGTGATGAATGCGGCGTGGGGAGCAGCTACCCTTTATATGGTGGCGGGGGATTATAAGGGTTTTGTAGCCCATGTTGAGGATCAGCCAGAGCAGCAGCAAGTGGTTGTCGAGACATGAATAGGTTGAGTTATAAATTGATTAATATTTTAGTATATGGTTGTATACTAAAATATATGAAAGCGATAATTTTGGATACAGAGACTACTGGGCTTCCTATTAAGCGCGCTGCGAAAATTTCTGACGATGCAAATTGGCCGTATATTGTCCAGATGAGTTGGTTAATTTGTGATATAGAGACTGCGACAATAGTAGGTGTCAGGGATTATATAGTAAAGTTAAAAGATGGACAGACGATCCCCGAGGAATCCACAAAAATTCATGGAATTACCAATGAGAAAATGCGGGCGTCAGGTGTAAATATTACTGAAGTGCTTGAGGACTTCATAAGTGATTTTAAATCTGCGTCCTTTATAGTAGCGCATAATTTAAATTTTGATAAGACCATTATACGCGTTGAATTGCATCGAAATAATTGTCCAAATATATTTGCCAATAAACGTAATATTGAATTTTGCACAATGGAATATGGCACTCCTATCTGTAAGTTAACCCGTGTAAATAGATGGAATGGGAAGACAGAGAGCAAATCACCCAAGCTTATTGAGCTGTATTATATTATGTTTTCTGAGAAACCTCAGAACCTGCATAATTCACTTATAGATGTCCTTGTTTGCTTTCGATGTTTCTATAAAATGATTATGAATGAAGATATTTATACCTTGAATCCTGTGTTTCGAGATTATTTTATGGCATTGACGCATCAGGATATGAGTGGCAATAACTATCACTAACTATATGGATAGTCAAAAAGTTTTTTAGAGCAAATATAAATTTGTGCATGATTATCTTCTCTCATTTGCTTATGAAATGCGACATGTTCACAATCTTCTAAAAATCGCAGACCGCGTGTTTTCTCTCTATTAATGCCATCATATCGACACCCTGTGATTTTTTTAAGTTTATAGATTGCGAAACCGCAAAAAGCGGATTTCACTGGAAACATATCTACATGTTTCAGTTTACCCATAATCTGTTGACGTAGTTGTTTAATATAACGCGCGCATTCTGTATATGTGTTTAAATTCCAACAATTTCGCGTAAAGGTGTTAAAACGGAGTGCCCAAATGTCATAATATACAGGTCGGTTAAAACTTACAGCATCCCAAATTGGATTGTTAAAAACACTCAAGAAATTGCTGATAGAAATAGAGGCAGCACACACATCATCCATATCCATCATTACCATATAATCATAATTAGGACAATATCGCGCAATGTTCGATAAAAGACGATTACGACAATAGGCGACCCGTTGAGGATGGAGCTCTCGACGGATAGGTATATCCTTTTGCGACACTAATATAATATTTGAATCACCTTTTGCATACTTTTCTAAGGTATAAAATGTACTATCAGTAGATCCATTCTCGAATATAATTATTTTATATTCATTGAAGAGTGATGTAATTTTGTATATATTATTAAATATGTATTTCAAATACTTATCTACATTCTGTGCACAGCCGGCAATAACGATGCTGCTATTCTGAGTTTTGGCGGGTATTTCAAACCATGGAATATTGGGGTATAGTTTTTCGTAGAAGGTTTCAAGTACAGCTAATTGAGATCGAAAGTGTGTAGGTTGAGTAGAAAAATCATCATTGCAATTAAATACGCGGATTTTTTTATTTTTTTGAAGGATATTATAGTACAGCTTAAATTCCGACAATATGTTGATGTTATGTTTATGAGGTATTTGAAAGAAATATTCGGGTGTTATATCAACATGCATTAAATTTAAGGTAAGGGCGAATTCATAATAGATAAGGAATATATTTTCCGCAGTACTCCCTTCTTGTTTATTATGATGGCGATATCGATGTGATTGTACAAAACGTGAATATTCAGGGTATTGTTTATTGAAAAGTTCTATATATCCTTTTTTGAAAGGCAGTGGCTGATGTTCAACATTTTTATATTTAAAAATAGGAAAATTTCCAGACATATCTTCATCATAGATGCGACATCGTTCTCTCTTAAAACGAATAATAGGTTTGGTTGAAATAATATCAAAGAAATAAGACGGAGACACAAAATTATTAAAAAACATATCATCATCCATAACTACAAAATGCTCAGAAAGTCCGGGAACTTTGTGAAGTACTGCATGCACAGCGTATGTATTAAATGTTGGTGTGTGTGCTACATCATCAAATAAGAGTGATCTATCTACAAATGTTATCAGATTTTCAGATGGGTCATTGCACCATGCAGGTGGTTGCATATCTGCTTTATTTACTAGGATAAAGATGTGATTTATCCATTTCACATATTTATAAATTGAGCGTAGTGAATATTGTAATTCGTGGCAATCGCGATGACGTTGGGGATTTATGGAACATCCTTCCGAAGATTCGCCACACCAAGTATACACAATATCAATTGTAAATGTCATTTATATCTAATACGATAAAAATTTACTAACCTGAACACATTTCGCATTGAGGTGGCTCATTATCTTCTTCTATCTTATTATTCTTGGGTACAATAGTAAATTGTTGAGGAGATGCCTTTGCGCGAGAACGAAGATAATACAATCCTGTTTTTAATCCTTGTTTCCATGAGAAAAAATGCATTGCGGTAAGACTTTTATAATTAGGATCTTTCATCCATAGATTAAGACTTTGGCTTTGACAAATAAAGGCACCGCGATCCCGCGCCATCTCAATTATAAATTTCATAGGGATTTCCCAGACAATTTTGAATTTTTGACGGATGTTTTCAGGTATAATATCTAGTTGTTGAATACTTCCCTTATGTTCAATTATACTATTCTTAACATCCTCATTCCACAAACCAAGAGTAGCCAATTCCGAAATAAGATATTTATTAATTCGTATAAATTCGCCCGCTAATGTGCGTCTGGTATAGATATTACTAGTAAAAGGTTCAAAACATTCATTATTCCCAAGAATTTGACTAGTAGAAGCAGTGGGCATCGGCGCCATCAGCAAAGAATTGCGCATTCCATGCTGCTTTATTTTCTGTTTCAATTCATCCCAATTATAACGACTATTTGGCTGAACATTCCATAAGTCAAACTGCAAAAAACCATGGCTTGCCGGTGAGCCTGCGAAACTACTATAAGCTCCAGCGCAATTAGGAAAGGTGGGGAACTTATCGCGGCATTGCAAAATTTCATTCCGAATAGGGTGATATTTATTCAAATGCTCCATTGTTATCTCATAACCCTCTTTATCACGTAATCCTTCTTCGGTGATATATTGCCTGCATGATGGATCATTATCTAAGAACCGCCACAGCTTTTCATATGTAGTTACAAGATACTTAATAGCTTCAGTGCGCTGCTGCGAAAGTTCGCAACTTTTCTCAACGGCGGCGTGATATAATGTTTCAAAAATTTTAATATTGATTTGTTTTGCTTCGTCTGAATAAAATGCTATATCCATTTTTGCAAATACATCAGCTAATCCTTGTACCCCGATCCCAATAGGGCGATGTAGGTAATTACTACGTCGAGTTTTTGGTGTAGGATAAAAATTAACATCTATTACCTTATCGAGATTTTCTGTCACAATTTTTGTAACTTCATGTAACTTATCATAATCAAAGGTCTTGTCGTCTCTAACAAACATTGGAAGTCCCAAACTAGCTAAATTACATACCGCTGTTTCATCTTTATTTGAATACTCTATAATTTCTGTACACAAGTTTGAGCTTTTTATCGTGCCTAAATTTTTTTGATTTGATTTTTTATTACAGGCATCTTTATACAACATATAGGGTGTGCCTGTTTCTATTTGACTATCAAGAATCTTGAACCAGAGGGTGCGGGCACTAATTTTCTTGACGCCTTTTCCTTCAGATTCATATTTTTTGTATAGTTGTTCGAAGTCATCGCCATAACAATCGGCAAGTCCCGGGCAGTGATCAGGACACATTAGAGTCCAGTCTGTATCGCTTTCTACTCTCTTCATGAATAAATCAGGTATCCAAAGCGCATAAAATAAATCGCGCGCCCGGGCCTCCTCGTCACCATGATTCTTCTTCATTTCCAAAAAATCTTCAATATCAGTATGCCATGGTTCTAAATAAACAGCAAAACTACCATGGCGCCGTCCTCCACCCTGATCAACATAACGAGCAGTATTGTTATATACACGTAGCATAGGAACGATACCATTACTATTTCCGTTTGTTCCACGGATATGACTACCGCGCCCTCGGATATTATGAATATGTAATCCAATCCCACCCGCCCATTTCGATATCTTTGCGCAATCCATCAATGTACCATAAATTCCCTCAATACTATCCTCTGCCATTGCTATCAGATAACAGGAACTGCATTGAGGTCGCGGCGTCCCTGCATTAAAGAGAGTAGGTGTTGCATGAGTGAAATATTTTTTAGACATTAGATCATATGTTATTTTAACCTTTTCTAGATTCGATCCATGAATGCCAATAGCAACTCTCATCCACATATGTTGTGGACGCTCTACAATGACTTTGTTTATTTTCATTAGATAAGCCCGTTCAAGAGTTTTAAATCCAAAATAATCAATAAGAAAATCTCGCTCATAGTCAAAAAAACTTTCTATCATGTCACTATTATTACACACAATTTCATACATTTCTTTGCTAATGAGCGGCGTATGCTTATCATGGATATCTCTATAATTATAAAGATTGGCAACTACCTTCGTAAATGCTGCCGGCGTACTTTTTTGATGATTTGATATTAATACTCTGCTTGCTAAAATATCATAATCTGGATGCTCAGTTGCTAAGGATGCACATTGTTGTGCTGTTAATTCGTCAATCTCAGTTGTTTTAATCTCATGGTATAAACGATCTATAATTTTCATAGCCAACGTTGTATAGTTAATGCGAAGCTCATCCTTACCAAGATTCTTAACACGCTTTAAGATTTTATCAAAAGAAATAATTTCCTTTTGACCATTGCGTTTAATAACTGACATCTCGAGATCCATTAGTCTTATATATCAGATAATTTTAAATATATTATCTTAAAAAATAATATATTTTGATTATATAATGAATTTATTTTCTATTAAAAGTATTAAAGAGTGTAGTGGTAGTGTGGTAATACTAATTCTTATTTTAGGCATATTAGGCTCATTGTATACGACTAAAGAAGCATTTATTTCCGGCGCTTTATTTCCAGAATCGGTGTCTGAAGCAGCATTGTCGCCGCCTTTTGGTGATCGCCCAATGATGCCAAAAGGTCATTGTGCCCCCGGTTTATCAAATGAGCGATATTCAACAGAGTGGAAATTATACCCACGAACTCCTATGTCTTCCTATGCCCAAGTTACAAATAATAAGGAGTACTGGCAGCGTCCTTGCAATGGAACAACATTGTTGCCTGAAATGTGCGGCGGGCTATACTCGAAGATACAAATAAAAAAACCTAAAAAGGCTCCAATGCCCCCTATTTCTCCTAGCAAAGGTTCCCGTGTAAATTATTATGTCTCTATGGCTGGCAGACCTCCTGAAGAATGAAGGTCGGCATGATCAAAAGATTCAGTGCGAATTTTTAAAATAATATTTTCTGTCTTAGGCGCCTTCCCTCTTTTTTTTGCTTTTCTATGATCGTATCCATTAATGCGCTCATATAAAATTGTTTTCCAAATATTTTCAAACTGAGGTAGTGCTACCTCAAACCATTTTCTATTTCGAGTTACAAGTACGCAGGAATATTCTTCGAGTGACCAATAAATATTCTTAATCCAAGTCATAGATTCATTTTCGTCTAGCGATTTGTTTATCCAATCTTCTACCGCGTCCTTATCTGCTAGGAAGGGGCAATATTTATATACAGGGCCGCCGCGCGCACTGAATTGTATAATCACACCTTTAATCTTTTCACATTTATCAAAACCACCATCCTTCATAAATTCCTCCTCAGATTCATATTCTTTAAAACGCGTTTCAAGAAAATCGCATTCATCCAAATCTGTAACTTCCATTTGCAATTGCATTTGTACCCAATATTCTTTTTTAGGAATTCCCGTAATTTCACGATTTACAATATTTTTAATTTCAACCAGCCGCCCGTAACGCTCATTATCTTTCTTATTGTTAATTCCATCTGGAGATGCTCCCAAAAATAGATGCGTAGAATGAGGAATACAACCAAATTCTTCTAAGGTGGTGGAATACATATGTTCATAAAAACGTTGAGATATAGGCTCATATTTTTGCCCCCAGTGCATGGGCGAAGAAGTATTCACTTGAAAGCATTTGCTCATGTTAAGTGGAGCACACTTTTTATATATCAAACGATTCTGTGCTGATTGCGTAGCAAGAGCCTGCCATATCGAACTAGCAGTGAGCATCGTGTGACGACGAGTATACCATTCAGTAGACTTTTGCGCCGGCTGCTCAACATTCCGTAACTTATCTAGTTGTTGTGTAATAGAATCCTCATCTACAGGTCTAAGAATAATCGAGGACTCATAGGATCGTGGTATACCTATAGTGGAGAAGTAATATTGAATATTCTCTGAGACTAAAGATATAATTAGTGTTTCATTAAAGCCCGGTGTACTTGCGAGTGTGATTATCATTAAGTCAGCGACATTATCTAATATTCTATCAATAAAATTAGGATAAATATATATATGCGTATTAGTTTCCAAATACGCCTCTATAGAGTGTAGAATTGTTTCCGATAACTCATTGTCACTCTCTAATAGGTTGTCATTCATGTGAAGTATATTAAAACTTATTCTTTATAATGTTTATCAATTTAATTTCGTCCTATCTTTTTTATTCTGTGCTTTACCTGCTTTTGCGGTTTTAGCTTTTCGTTGTTTGCGCGGGCGCTTCGGAGCCAAACATTTTAGCGTTGACCCCTTCCCCGCACGCTTAAGTGTATACCGCCCTTTTGCCTTATTTAGCGTCAGACCATTTATCGATTTAATCTTGCCCTCACTGATACTATAATTGACATCCTTTTTGCGCTGTATTTTCTTCCTCTCTAGACACTGAAATAAATATTCTTTAAGCGTGGGATTATATTTAGCCGGAAATGTCGCTGCAAATGCTGCTAATTTTTTTAATTTAGTGGCCTTTTCTAATTTTGTCCAAGGTAGATGTTTATCACGCACCTGCTCTCTCTTTAAGAATTCTGACACATCAGAAATATTATCGCGAGCAGCTGGCTTATCCGATGAATTTTTATTTAGAAGCATTGTTTGATATTTAATATTTTTAAGTTCCACGCATTCTTCAGCCATTACATATATATATAATCTTAATTTTATATTAATAATATTTTATATTTATATAATGTCAAAAATTTCAACAGTACACAACTGCACGTGTAAACCTCAATATAAAGTGAAAGGAAAAACATACAAAGGGTGTGTTTTTGGTTCCAATACCGATCCAAAGTGTCCTGTCCAACAGCGTAAATCAGCACTTTCTAAGGAATGTGATGACGTCGATAAGACATTGTGGTGTGAAGTAACGGAAGATAATTGTGGTTATTATGATGACTCAGGTTCGGGGAGCCGTTGGGATCATTGCGATTACCCATTAGAAGCTACGATGGATGATTCCCAATCACTTTCCGCGCCAATGCTTTTGAATGGAATGAAATATATTTTAGGAACATTTATTTTCTTGGCTGTATTTGGTCTCTTACTTCCATGGTGGTTTGCGCAACGTGGATGGATCGAATTAATTGAGGTGTGGGTAACTAATCTTGATTTAATGGCAACAGTATTATCTTTTCGCGGCGGACTTTTAGGAAGCGGTATGTTCTCTTATTTATACCGCCTAACCGATCAAGGACCAATTTCCTATTATTCCCAGTTATTGGTCAATTATTTCGCTCTTTTGGGTGTAACACTAGTGGTGGCACATCGCGTATACAGAACAAAGAGCATTCCACATGGTTGGTCTGTTGCGATGGTCATGTTGATGGTAACATATTTAGTTCCAAATACTATTATTCGCAGTTGGATGGAAAAGACGTTTAATTATTTCGCCGAGCACGTTGATGATGGTGCTAAGTTACATGGTGATCCTCATAAAAAGGCAACTGCTGCGGCGATAGGCGTGGGTGGTGCGCTGGCGGTATTCTTTATTTATTTGGAGAAGTTCATTTTGGAGCATCAGATTAGAAATCTTGAGAAGTTTGCTACATGGGTATTGAAGCCTTTGAAACTCGAGAAGATTCGCGTTGAATTTGAAAAGCCGCATAAGAAACGCCGTTAAACAGATATGGTATTAATATAATTATTTTATATGAATCATAAAATAATTACTATTAAGAATGCTCCTACACAGGAAAGGAAGGGGTATAATGCAAATTTAGCTATGCTATTAAAGATACCTGTAACAACATTAATAAATAAAATTTTTATGAATATAGAATTTGAAGGAAAAAAAGAGCTACAACAAGAGCTAAGACGCAAATGGACAAGTTACCAGTCGCAAGACAAAAAGAAGAAGAAATACAATGCTACAAGTTTTATTACATATGAAGAACTTCTAGAATTATTGGTATCATCTCGCATGAGGTGTCATTATTGCCGACATCTTGTCCAATTGATTTATAAATGTCAGAGAGAACCATATCAATGGACATTGGATAGAATAGACAATAGTCTAGGACATAATACCAAGAATGTTGTTATGAGCTGTTTACAATGTAATCTTCAGCGGCGGACGCAGAATAAGAAGAAATTTTTATATTCGAAGCAAATGCGAATAATAAAGCAACAATAAGTTAATAATACAAATATTAAAACAAAATAGATAATATGGGCGATCATATTATCTATTGGACATGGACCAAAACTGGCGAGTCTTTGCAGAAAAGTCCAAAAATAGTGAAAGAAGATAGTCAGGATCAAGAAGAAAAAGAAGAAAAAGAAGAAGAAATATCCGAAGAGCGTTTCGTTGAACAAAATAAGCGGGAACAAAATTATAATAAAATAGCTGCTAGACAGCTCATGAGCCGAGGGAACATTAACCCATTCCATATCAAAAATGATTATGTCAATGATATTTCAGTACAAGATAATTTCTTAAGACCAAAAGATAGTAATCAAGAATAATTAAATAAATAAGCATTTAAACAACATTAAAGGAAATAGACTATATGTCAAGCAGTTATACAACACAGAATTCTTTACTTCTGCAGAAACTAATAAAATTTTATCAGGAGAACGATTATTTAGATATTATTTTGCCTATTATAAATGGTGAAGGTAAGATGTCTTTGCGTCTTATAGATTGGTTTGTTACGAATTATGCGAAGAAAAACTTTATTGTTTATAATATCAAAGGGAAAAAATCAACGCGGCGATTTAAGGTGTATGTTGATTATAAATTAAAGTTAAAAGCGTACTCTAAGAAACGTTTTGATCCATTTTGTCGCTGGGAGAGAATTACAATTCCTTATGATGACAATAATTATATACAAACAACGATTGGACAATTAAATTTCTTCAAATGGGTGTTAGAAAATGAAATATTAAAATATTTGGAAGAAAATTTTGAGACAATTGAAAAGGATATGAATAGACGCAATAGTACATCAAAACGTAAAGAGAAAAGTAAAAAAAAGACGCGGAAAAAGAGAGAAGAGTTATCTATTTCTGCGTCAAAGAGTATTAAAAAGGAGCAAGTAGAGATTGTTGTTAAATTTAATTAGCGCCGGCGGCGGCGACCACCCCGATTTTTATTGGTGCGGCGGCCTCTATATCCCTTTTTTTTCCCAGTTTTTTGCCCCGGTTTCCGACGTTGCCACCCTTTGCGTCGAGTATAGCGCTGCGCAGCGGACTTTGGATAGGCTAAATGCCAGTCCATCTGCCCCCTTGCATCTGCCACTGGACCCGAAGTATAATCATAATCCATCATGCGTCTATCTACATCTCCTAGATTAGCGCCCATCCTTGGTCCTAAGGAAGATACCTGAGCTGCCGCTAATGTATAATACAGCGCTGCCTTACTATTACGACCAGCTTTAGCATGCTTATGTGCTTTTGCTAGCGTTTGTTCAATAGTAGCCTTAGATGGACCTAATTGTGCAATTGGCTTCACTGGCTGTATGGACACTTTCTTTGGTTTACTAATATTCCGTTGTATAGATTTTGGACGCGATGGTCTCGGCGTTTTACGCTTACGGGTAAGTCGTCCACGGCGCCCTTTTTGCGCGGCACTTTGCCGCGCCGTTTTCGATTTTGATCTAGGCATCTTATTATTTACTTAGAAAAAATTTAGAAAAAAGGATATACTATACTATAATGGCACTTAAAAGAATTAATATTGAATTAAAAGAATTACGTGAGGATCCTCCGGCAAATTGTAGCGCCGGTCCAGTTAGCGATGACCTGTTTGTGTGGGAAGCAACATTAATTGGTCCTACTGAGTCAGCATATGAAGGCGGTGTTTTTGCCCTGCATATTATATTCCCTAAGGATTATCCATTCAGCGCTCCAAAAATAACCTTTCAAACGCGAATATATCATCCTAATATTGACTCACGTGGCAATATATGTCTTGATATTCTGAAGGATAGGTGGTCTCCGGCTCTAACAATCAGTAAAGTTCTTTTATCGATATGCTCATTGCTAACAGACCCTAATCCTGACGACCCTTTAGTAATTGCCATTGCTGATGTTTATCGAAAAGACATCAAAGAGTTCGAGACGATAGCGCGATTTTGGACGAGGCAATATGCTACTTAGTTTAATTGTGTTAAATTAAATATTTTTTATTATCATGGATTTTATAGCAGGACTTTTTAAAATGGGAAATACTACAACTATCAATAAGGTAAATTTTGAAGATATACAATGGATCATAAAAGGTCAGACACCCTATTTATTAATCAATACATTAGCCAAGAATAATCAAACTTGTCTAATACAAGGCACAATTCCAATAGAACAAGAAGTTGAGATAATTAATAAAAGTTTAAATAATAAACAATTACGCATTATTATTTATGGGCGCAATACAAATGATGATAGGATAATACATAAATATCGCCAACTTGTGAATTTAGGTTTTATGAACATTTTTATCTATCCGGGTGGATTATTTGAGTGGCTTTGTCTCCAAGATATTTATGGGTTCGAAGCTTTCCCTACTACAACCAAAGAATTAGATATACTTAAATTTAAAGCTACCCCAAAAATTTCCAATTTCAATCTTCTTACTAACGCATAATGGCCATTATAAAATCTTTTGGCATTTTTCCGGAGGATATATGCTGATAGAGAGAACGATTATATTGTGGATCACTCCAAAAGGGACTATATTTGGGGTCCATAGCTGCCCAGCGTATGAAATGCTTAATATGCCGCGCTTTACAAAATTGCGTAAATTGTGTTTCAGAATTGAAACCTTCCTTAGATCCTATATCATAATCTCCATAAGAATATATCAACTTATGGAGTTTTCCCATAATTTCGCGTCTTCCTATCCATACCTGATTTGGACCGAGTGTCCAAATATATGAAGCTGATCGAATGTGGTCCAATATTTCTCTCTCGGTATCAAAATTTATCCCTGATATATCACATGCATGACCATAATGCGGAGGGTTTCTATTATTATTTCTTGCTAGCGTTTCATTACCAAGATTCATAATATATTTGCCAGCATTACCTATTCTCTCCAGTATCCCCGAATCAATGTGATTAAAAAAAGATGATAAGTAGAGACACTCACCATAGACAATGTCTAACCTACTACGCACAATTATATCAAATTTCTCCCCCGTTTGCTTTTCGTATTCGGAGAGAAGATCAAAAGCCTTCATATACTGATAATATTCAAGAATGCTACCGCTAGTCCATAAATAATGTTGCTCAAAATATACTTTTGCAAATTTACTTGGTTGAATAGCAGGCTTAGTCGCCACCAGATTTTTATAAATAGCATGAAATTCAAGGGGGCGTTCTTTATACACGTTACAATCTCCTATTATATCTCCTCCCCATTTTCTCTCCAGATTCTCACGAAGCTCCTCTTTTGTGAGAGAAGTCTCGCAGTAGACAAATACCTTTGCTTTATTTGGCGTAAGTAAATATTTCTCAATATTTGTGCATATTTTATCAAAACATCTATACTGACCTGTTAAAATAACTGCAACAGACATATTTAATATTAAATAATGTATTTTATCTTTAATATTAACAAAAACTAGCATATTTATATTGCTCCAATAACTGCGCGTCAAGAGATTTGAATTTTTTTTTTGTAAATTTACCAATCTTATTTACCATTTCTACTTGAATAGATACATCTTGTTCAAAATCAACCTCAGCATTTAACATTAATACATTTTTCTCCCCGTGCAGCCAGTTTATATGATATGCATTACATGTCTCAAGATAAGAGAGAGGGATATCTTCGCCTTGGCGATTCCTTTTTAAGACACGTTTATGACTTGTCTCAGGAGAGACATCAACATAAATGTAACCATCAATGGGTACTTCTTCAATAAATTCATTAAACCATTTTAAATATATTAAATAATTAACTTCCTCGATTTTATTATCATCGTAGAGCATTTTGGCAAATACATTCCTATCTGTCAATACACTCCGCTCAGTAATTATAGTGGCCTCTGGATGGCGTCTTACAAGCCGTTTTAGTTTGGCTAAACGAGATATATACGCCATCATTTGAAATGAAAATGAATACTTTTCCTGATTACGATAAAATTTAGTTAATATATTCTCTCCGCAAGCATCTTTAACTTCTGCCCATTCATCTACTGGCTCAAGCATATAAATAAAATGCGGGCACCTTTCTCGAAGTATTTTTACTAATGTAGATTTGCCAGAGCCAATATTTCCCTCGATGCTAAATATTTTTACCATTTCTACTATTATCAGGCGAGACTTTAAATATATAATTATACCTATTTAAAATTGATCTGAATTATTATTCTACTTGTATTAGGTAAGAAATGGATCTAACACAAAAAAAACTTAGCAAAGCAGAATGGGAAGCAATAGAAGTACCACTCCCGGCAATGGAGAAGAATATTCTACAACTGGTAAGGATGGGTTATAATAATGTTAATATAAAACAAAATAACGCATTAAGTTTGCTCGTATTTATGAAAATTACCAAAGATTTTCAACTTTATCATGCCTATTTCTATACTCTTTATTTTAAAAAGTTAATTGATACATTAACTAAGAAGTATAAATTCCCCTGCTTACCTAAGGATAAGAAGACTTTAAAGGTAAAGCTTAAAACAGCTGATAAAATTCGCATTGAAAATAGTAGCACAAAGCTAGAAACAATAAAAGGAAAAATCTATGAGTTTATATTGCTTGATATTGTAAAGAAACTGGGCAAGAAGCGCAAACCTTTATACTATTATACATTGCACCAACTAATGAAGAATAGCATTGATCATCTTAATACATATGTTATCACTTTTATAAAATCAGTACTTGCACATTTGGAAGAAAACATAGCAAGTAACCATATTATCAAAAATGCAACAAAATACATGGAGCGAAATGACACTCTAAGTAAATGGGCAGACATGAGGCTATATACCCATCAGAAACAACTTTTTACGCATTGTAAAGATCCGGATCCCAAGTTGATTTTATATCAAGCTCCTACAGGGACAGGAAAAACTATATCACCTATAGGACTTGCAGAGTGTCATAAGTTGATATTTGTGTGTGCTGCGAAGCATGTGGGACTACAATTGGCGAAGTGTTGTATTTCAATGAATTTACCAATAGCAATTGCTTTTGGTTGTGGTGATGCGAGTGACATTCGGTTACATTATTTTGCAGTGAAGGATTATGTTAAAAATAGGCGCACAGGTGGAATATTTCGGGTTGATAATTCGGTTGGAGATAAAGTGCAAATAATTGTTTCGGATGTTCAATCATATCTTCCGGCTATGCATTATATGTTAGCTTTTAATCAAGCGAAGGATATTATATGGTATTGGGATGAGCCTACGATCACTCTTGATTATAAGGAGCATAAATATCATGAACTATTAAAAAGGAACTGGACAGAAAATAAAATTCCTAATGTTGTGTTATCATCGGCCACACTACCATCTGCTGACTCTATACGTCCGTGTATTCAAAGTCATAAGGTAAAATTTATGAATGCTAGTCTATATTCAATCTCCAGCTATGAGTGTAAGAAGACGATCCCAATAGTAGATAGCGAAGGTTGTTATATACTACCACATTTATATTATAATAATTATACTGATATTATGGCATGTACAAAGCACTTGCAAGCATACAAAACAATACTTAGACATTTTAATTTGAGTGATATAGTTAAATTCCTTCTGTATGTGAATAAACATAAACTTGTAAAAGCGAGATTTCAAATGGATAATTATTTCGAGAATCCATTAGATATTAATGTATTGGCATTAAAAGAATACTATTTGGCGTTGCTGCTTCAGGTTGAAGAACATTATGCAGACATATACACGTATTTTCAGAAGGAAAAGAAGAAGGCTCTAGAATCAAGTATATATATTACAACGAAAGATGCTTATACATTAACGGATGGTCCCTCCATCTTTATAGCAAATGATGTAGAAAAGATTGGTAAATTCTGTTTGAAAACAGCTAATATTCCGGCAAGTGAGTTAGATAATATTCTTAAGAGTTTGAAGGTAAATGATAAATTGCAGAAGCAAATACGAACATTACAACAGCAAGATGAAGCGAAAATAGAAGGGAAAGAGAAAAAGAAAAAAGAAGAAAATAAGGAATTAGAGGGATTATATGCGCAAATTAAAACAATTCAACTTGACAAGCAATATGTGCCTAATAGTTTCTTGCATTTGAATAAATGGGGTCATGAAACGGCAAAATCACGTGCTTTTACGAGTGATATTTGTGAGGAAGACGTGGAGCGAATTGTCGCGCTGCCGATACAGGATATTTGGAAGATTTTGTTACTTATGGGAATTGGTGTATTTAAAGATCACGATTGCGTGATGTATGGTGAAATTATGAAGAAGTTGGCAGCTACGCAGCGCTTATATTTGATTATTGCGTCTTCAGATTATATTTATGGAACAAACTATCAATTTTGCCATGGTTATTTGGGAAAAGATTTGGGGGATATCACACAAGAAAAGATTATTCAAGCGTTTGGTCGTGTTGGTCGATCGAATGCTATTCAAGATTATAGTATTCGATTGAGAGATGATACGATGATTGATAAGCTTCTGAAGCCTGCTGTCTATAAACCGGAAGTGGAGAATATGAACCGGTTGTTTGGTATTTAACGTCGTGTTCGATGTCTCCTTCTAGTACGTTTTTTACGTCGGTTTTTACGGCTTCTTCGCCGTCTTTTTTTATGACGCGTCCGCCGTCCCCGCCCTCGTCGACGGGTTTTCTTTCGCCTGTATCTTGGTCGCCGGCGAGCTCCGCCCGCCTTGGCACAACTCCCATCCGCGCCCTTGACCAGGGCGGGCGCCTTAGACACATCGGCGGGGAGCTCCGCGGCAATCTTAGCTGCGCCCGCTAATCTTTCTTTCTCCGCGTCCGCGGCTGCTGCAGCCGCCTCCCCCAAACACCCATCCCTAAAAGCGTCGTCTAGTTTTTCCAATATAGTATTCAGATTTGCATGCATTTCTTTTAAAGCAGTCCTGCGTTCGTATCGCAATCGCGTTGCCTCAGCCCCCTCGATGTTCAGTGCGGCTGCTACTTCCCGCGTCTTCGCGGCATCATAAGGTGCCAAGGAATCTTTATAAAACAAAACTATCTGGCGTAATTTGTCAAAGAAATTTTGAACTGATACTTCTTCCCCACCTGCGCCACCCTCGTCGCCATCACCGCCGCCCTCATCGCCACCACCTCCACCACTCTCATCGTCGGCCATCTGACCAATATCATCGTGACATGAGGCATAAAATGAATCTTGTTCTTCTGGGAGCGCCTCGTCCAAATCGTCATTCCATGGACAATCGGGATATGTCATATCCCATATATTTTCTAATATTTCCTTTTGTTCTGTATTTAAATGTAAGCAGCTAATTGTATTTGTAATGCCCCCACCTTTTTGTGTATACAACTTGTGGGCTACTGGTTTGATGTCAATCTTAATGCCAGATGGCGGCTTACTTTCTAGTTTTGCCCGAATAGTAAAATACTGAGTAAAATCACCATCTTTCTTTATGCAAAATAAAATGCTTACAGCTGCGATTTTGACGACTAATATTTCGATTTCTTCGCCATCTGGCACATATTCAGTTAAATCAGGTGTCTCAAACTTTTCGGAAATGGAAGTAGTTAATACAATAGGATTTTCCCTATACCCCACCGCCGCCATCTCCTTTTTAAATTTTGTAAATTTCCCTATATAGTTTAAAAAAGAAGTAGATTTAATATAAGGCACGTTTGGCTTACCCATTTGAATATTATTATGTGTAAATTGAAATAATCCACCAATGATCTTTCTTGCCAAATCATTGGACAAAGTAGTTGTAAAACTTTTTCCGTCAGCCGCGACGACAACGCCGTCTGGTGCGCTTGGTCCCCACATATCCAGCATTGTTTTCCAAATGGCGTCGCGAACGCCACTTAGCGCGTCTAACTTACCCTTTGTGAGTGCTAGTGCCAACGTTCGGTCTTTGCCCTTAGTGTTATTTTCTATTACGTCCGTTACAAGCTTCGCCCATACTGCCTTTGCTTTTTTTTTGGTGAGCTTATTGAAGTACTTCTCCATATCGCGTTTGAGCCAGGTAGTATAGGGTCCCTTAATTCCTTCCTCGACTACACAAGCCGGGCCGCTGCGCGTCTTCTGGCTAGTACATGGACAATGCTTCGTTTTATCAGCTAAATTGTTACCACCAATAACTATATAATAAAATGCACAAATGCCACCATTATACATTGTAATATCAGCCTTACCAAACGTCGCTTTTAAACTTACACCTAAGATAAATTCTTTTCCGGTAGTATTTTCTACAAGAAGCAATGTATCTGCGGGATTATTATTATGTGTCTCGTCTATTCCACATAATTTGCAAAATTTCACAAAAGATCCTGCTCTCGGCGTCCAGCCTGCCTTGCGTATAAATAATGGTTCGGTGGGCGTGAAAGGTTCTCCCCACCCACTGGGAAATTCTAAATTGTCATTCGGGACTGCGAGTTGTTGTTTTAATGCCTCGGCGGCCTTTATAGCTTGTTGAACTTTAATATCGATTTTAAATTCATCCACTTTAGGCGTACCAAGCGCTATTCTAATTGCGTTGTTAAGACTTTCACGAAGATGCTCACCATTATCAAGCATATTTTTATCTGGTGCTAAAAAAACGTCATTTTCTGTATTGCATGTGAGACCGAAATTATTAGCCCCCAAAAGTAATTCGTCGTCTGCAACAAAATAAACTTCCTTGGAATCTTTTGCTATGGGCTGATTACCACAAGCTAATGTAAATGCCATCTCATTAATATCGGCTAAAATTTTTGTTGCCATTACTATAATACTAGATAAATAAAGTATTAGAATATTATATGCCACAGAACACGCGTGTATATCGATGTGTGCATAGATTAAAGAAGAAGTATGGGTTATCAGGTGCGATAGGAATATGTCAAAAGGCGACTAAACAATCTTATATGACCGGACGCACGTTAAAAAAACGGCGGAGAAGGACGCGGCGGCGGAGAACGCGTAAAAAAAGGTACCGGCGGCGGCGGCGGCGGCGGCGGCGACGTGTTAAGTAATGCAACCTTTTCTACAAAATTATATCATGAAATTACTATTTTCACGATATAATGGAAATTAATTTTTTACCGACCTCCCCGGAGACGAAGAACCAAATGGAGTGTTGACTCCTTCTGAATGTTATAGTCGCTCAGTGTGCGTCCATCCTCAAGTTGCTTGCCAGCAAAGATAAGACGTTGCTGATCAGGAGGAATTCCCTCCTTATCCTGAATCTTAGTCTTAACATTTTCAATAGTGTCCGAAGCTTCCACCTCGAGGGTGATCGTCTTGCCTGTAAGTGTCTTCACGAAAATCTGCATCTTTGCTATAAGTTACTATTATATTTTTAAATCAATTTTAATAATATTTCTGTCTTGAAGAATGTAACGGAAGAATACCTAAATAGTACTTGGTGGTAGACTATAACGTTAAGTAGGGCAATATAGTGGACCTGGCGGTGGCGCGGGACCGGGCGGGTAGTGGTGGGGTTGATAGCCGGGGTAGTATGGAGGGGGTTCTGGTTTGCAGTTTCCATCGCAATTGGATGTCCAGTATGTTCCGGTTGCGCGTGGAACTTGTGTGCAGTATCCCTCTAAACAATCGTAGGATAGATATGGTGGTCCTTGTCCTGCGCCGCCGGGTGGTGGGGGAACTTGTGGTTTAGTTTTGGGGGGCGGGCATGATGGGTTAAAGGCATCACTACTTTGGATAACATCGGCTCCGGGTCCTGAATACCCTTCGACTAAAGGTTTGTGATGCTTATGGTGACTATTCTCGCGCTTCTGGTGACGTTCATCGTGGCGGCGTTCGCGCACGCGATGTTTTACTTCTTTATTCCAGCTGGATCCGCGATGTTGTGACGAATGATGTCCATGCGACCGCCTCCGTGGTGGTGCCCATGAATCTGGTTCGCAGCCTAACTCACCATATTCACATTCTCTATATGGGCTACGGCGGAATGTATAATATTTGGGGCGTGGAGCGAAAGTCATAAATAATATAATTACAATGAGTAAGATAATGACAATATGATTGATGTTCATATAATAATTATCTAGAGAAAAAAATAGAAAGGATGATAAAAACAACGAGAATCATAACAATCAATTCGCGCGGCTTGCGAACGTAGATCCGCTGCCCAAATATCCGCATATCACCAGTGCTTTCTGCTGTGCGTTCCTGGTATTTTCTTTTTGCATAGTAATATGTATCAAATAATGCGGCAATAATACTAAAAAAGAGTGCGAAACCTAATATTGCATTCATAATATATAACTTAGTTAGAAATTATTTCTCCTCAAGGATGCCAGTGGCGCCTACGTCTAAAGCGCGGACGCCAGCCAGCGCCGGGTCCCACGCGCGGAAGATATCCGAAGCCGGGCGGCCGAAGTACAACCACATTACTTGTTGGCTGTGACTTATGAGAGAATAGAACATATACAAAAAGCGCGAGCAAGCCGATAGTTAAAATAAGATTGCTATTTTCAGTCATATATAAAGTATGAAGATTAAATGTTGCATCATACTTTAAAGAAGTATAAATAATAAAAACGATTTAGTTCGAGTAGGCAAGCCCGCCCATTCCGCTCATCACGCGGAGCACATTGTAGTTAGTGGCGTACACGCGAACCTTGGCAGTGTCATCTCCTCCGATGGTGTCGTTGGAGAGAACAAGCTGGAGGGTGGCGTTGTCAATGCGCGAGAAGTTGCAAGTGCCGCTCGGCTGGTGCTCCTCCGGGCGGAGGGCGAACGAGTAAACGTTGATACCAGTGTCCGGCGAGCGGGTGTGGTGTTGGTACGGTTGCACCAAATCGAAGTAGGTTCCTTCGCGCTCCGAGAAGCGGTCCTGCCCGTTGAGCTGGAGCTTGGCGGTAACCACTGGGTTCTGTCCCCAGCAGTGCATGCAGAGAGCGGTCTCGGCAAGGACGAAGGCGCCCGAGTCCGAAACAAGCGACTCGACGCCGCTGCCGCTGCCGAGCGGGGCACCGCTGGTGGGCATCCAGCCATCGGCGTACGTCGCCGAAGGCCACGGGGAGTCGAGCACGCCGAAGCGGTTTTCAGCTGCACCAGGGTCGACGAAAAGTCCGCTGACGATGAACTCGTCACGTCCGGCGGCGCCGGGTCCGCTGAAGGCGTGGTACGCGTTCGGGAGCGCGTCAATGCAGTCAGTGTAGTTGAATGGCTGCACACCGAGCGCCTTGTACAACTGCTCACCGGTCTCGTACTGCTTGCAGCAGTCCACGAAGTAATCCTTCTGGACAGTGAAGACAAGCTCCTTGCACGGGTGGTTGAAGTTAAGCTTGATCTTGTTGCTCGAGGATCCGACCGACTCAGCACCAGTGAACTGGAGCTGCTCGATGAGGTACTCGTGCGGGTTCTGGGCCATGCGGCGGCGCTCGTCGGTGTCAAGGAAGACGTAGTCGACGTAGAGCGAGGCAGCGACGAGCGACTTGGTGTAAGCGCCCAAAGTGGTCTTGTTGCTGGTGCCAGCGACACTTTGACCATGGAGGCTGTCCACAGCCCACAAGAGGCAGTCAAGTCCGTTCAACTCGAGGTTAATCTTGACCTCGTGGTACTGGAGGGCAATCAAAGGAAGCGCGAGACCCGGGTTGCGGCAGAACCAGAACTGGAGCGGCACGTAAAGGGTGGTCTCCGGAAGCGAGCAGCGCGGGGTGCACACGTTGCACGGGGCGTTAGTGTCGCACGGGGTGTTCACAGTCGAGAACGACGGGTCAGTCAAGTAGGTAAGGGCAGTGGTCTGTCCAACCATCTTCTTGTAACCACGCTCCTGCTCGGCGGTCATGGTGAGCTGGTTCCAGAGGTGCATCCAGTCGCCGTACTGGCGGTCAATGCGCTGACCACCAATCTCAACCTCTACGTAGTCGATCATGTTGATACCCGGGTAGTCAATCCAGCGTGCCCATGCGGCGTCACGAGCCGAACCCTGAAGGTTGGGGTCGCCTGGGCATGCGTTGATCTGCGGGAGCACCACCTGAAGGTAGGTGCGGTAGGCAAGGTCACCATTGCGGGAAATGGTGCATTGCACACGGCGACCGAAGTCGGCCTGGCCATTGAAAGTCTGCTCGATCGATTCCATGGCGAAATTGGTGTGGCGGCGGTACGTCACTTTCCAGAAAGTTATCTGTGGATTGCCCGTAAGATAGACATCTTGGGCACCGTAAGCTACAAGTTGCATCAATCCTCCTCCCATAGTGTTATAATATTGCTAAAGAAAAAAAAATTGTGAGAAAGTTTTTTTTCATTAATTATTAATTATTTTATTTAAATCAAGATTGCTTAGCATAAATCGTTTCAGATATGAATCAAGATAAACTTCTTTCTGACCATTGTGGTTTTTGCTAAAAACATAACAATTCTCTTTCTTTTTAATAGTCCATCCATTTTCTAAGGCATTAAATAAAAATGCCATTTTTTGTAATTGAACCATATTAATTCTTAAATCAGTTGGGGGGTCAATGGTTGCCATTAATGTTCACTTAGAAAAAGCAGAAATCTTATTAAACTTATTTATTTACATATTTAATAATTAAAAAAGTAGTAATTATATGTAATATGCCTCATTTTAAACCAAAAGCTTCCAAGAAATTCAAAGTAAATAAAAAGATGTCTGCCACCATAGATAGCCAACATCATGAAAAGATGAATTATTTTGAGACGATACAACGTAGTAGAATTCCCGAGCTACGAAAAAAAAGAGTTGAATTAAAAAAAAAACTTAAAAATTGTCTCAAGATAGAAGATCGTTACAACATAGAGGACCAATTAATCGATATAACAAAAGAGATTAAACAACATAAAAATGCAAAAAAAGAATATTTACTCAAAAACTCTGGCTATATTTTTGATTATTTTGAAAAAAAAAGAGAGATATCGGAAGGAAATAGTAAGAAAAAAATATTGCATTCTTTCTTCAACAAGAGTAAAAAAATAACTGCCCCTGTTCCAGATGTAATGAATGAAAATCAAAAATATTTGGAAGGAATTGATGAGAAATTTTTATGTATAGATAATTATAAGCTAAACCATGAGGCATGTAGCGCTTGCGGAGGTGAGCTTGTACCTGTGGATTATGAGGGTATATTAGTCTGTAAGTCTTGTTCAAGTCAGCAGCCATATCTTATCGAACACGAAAAACCATCTTACAAAGAACCGCCGAAAGAAGTATGTTTTTATGCATATAAAAGAATTAATCATTTTCGAGAGATATTGGCGCAGTTCCAAGCGAAAGAAACAACCCAAATTCCTACTGAAGTTCTAGAAGATATTAAACAGCAGATTAAAAAAGAAAGGATTGAATTGAATCAAATGACAAATAAAAAGGCAAAAGATATACTAAAGAAACTTGGGTATAATAAGTATTATGAACATATCCCTTTTATTAAAGACAAATTGGGGATAAAGCCTCCTGTAATGTCTCAAAAATTAGAAGATATCCTTTGTAACTTATTTATGGAAATTCAGCGACCATATGCGACACATTGTCCTGATGACCGAGTTAACTTTCTAAACTATTACTATGTGTTATATAAAATGTGTGAATTATTAAATGAAACAGAGTTCTTGGCTTATTTTCCGATGCTCAAAGATCCTGTTAAACGTATTGAACAGGATGAAATTTGGAAAAAAATTTGCAAAGAACTAAAATGGGAATTTATTTCAACAATATGATAAAAAATCAAATTTTTCTTATCATAATTTAGAATAGAACTTAGTGATTTACCGAGGGAACCCGACAAGGTTGCCGCCGATACCGAATCCGGCACCAGTGCGGGCAGATACGGCCATGCTTGGCACGTAAGTGTCGAGGATGCTGAAGGTGGCAGCAGCAGTCAAGGCAATGAGAAGGACTTCGTCGAGGTTGAGGGAACGTTTCGGGATGGCGTAGGCAGCGACGGCGACCATGAATCCTTCGACTAAATATTTAACGGCACGTTTGATGAGCTCACCCAAATCTAACATTTTATTCACTTCTTGAAGCATATTATAAATATTGGGAAGAAAAAAATATATTATATTTTTCAAAACTTAAAATAAAAAGTCTTATATGTAATATAATGTCTAAAGGTTATGAGAGAAGATTGCAACCCAATGGATCGGAAAACCCTAAATATATTGATTTATTGGAAGAAGATAAACCAATTGCTGGGCAGAAGTTTACCTGTGTTTCATTTGTGTCACCTGAAAATATTCTAAAACAAAAAAATGTCTACCTTTTCGAAGAGTTCCTAAAACATTTTGATTTGACTAAATCTATAGAAAAATTTACGCAGTTTTTAAATTTTGTATCCTATAAACATGATATAGAATTCGAAGCAATTATGAAAGATTTTCAAGAATTCCTAAAAAGCGAAAAATCTAAACTTACAGATACAAATGTAGCAGATGATTATAAAAACTTTCTAGATGCTAAAGAAGAACATCTGATTGAACAATTTAATATTACCAATAATTTCCAAACAAGTGTTCGCGGGCTAAAGATTCGTGGCTGTTATTCCACCCAGCAAGAAGCAGAGTTGCGTGCTAAACTGCTGCGAGAGATAGACCCCAATCATGATGTCTATGTGGGACCAGTTGGGATGTGGATGCCGTGGGAACCGGAAGCCTATAAGACAGGGCGCGTTGAGTATATGGAGGATGAACTAAATCAATTAATGAAAGAGAAAAACGAAAATGAAAAGCATGCGCGCGACGCCTTCGAAAGACGTGTCAAAGAATCAAAACGTCAAGCTATCGAAGAGAATAAGAAAAAAGCACTAGAAACAGGTAACAAATTAACGCAAAACATTAACGCACAAGGTGATCTAGTAGGTGTGGCGGGAATGTCTACCATCGAGTCCTCGTTAGGAACTGGTGAGGTAGTCAGTTCAGCTGATATCCGTCGTGAGCTCTTTGAGGGTGAAAATGTGCGGACGAGTGATAAGCCTGATGCAGCGAAGGAATTTGAGAAACGTGGGGAACGTAATAATATAACTGCCGACGAGGCAGCTAAGATCATGGCTACCAATACAAAGATTAAATTAAGCCAAGTACCAGAAGGTGGGGGGAGTGATAAGGAAGAATAAATTGAATAATTTTTTAGGTAACTATTTAAATATTCATACAAATAATATGACCAACAATAAAATGAAAAAAAAGAAGGCTCGGTGTAATCATCCTGAATGTAAAAAGAAATTAAAACTTACTGATATGCCCTGTCGTTGCCAGCAATGTTTTTGCGCAAAACATCGCCTACCAGAGCAACACAAATGTAATTTTAATTTCAAAAGTGAAAAGGAGGATGAATTTATGAAACGTGTTGGTCTTGGTGGGGGTGAATATGCAAAAGTGGAAGTGATTTAAAAAAATATTTCTATATATTTCAATAAATATATGGAAAAACAAGAGAATACAAGTGGAACATCAAAGATAAATACTGCATCCAGTATTTCTGAAACTGGAAGAACACTTTCATACAGCCCGCCGCCGTCACCAGCACAATTACCAAAAAGGACGCGTTCATGGTGGTCTTTTTTAAAATTCCGGTGGTTTACAGCACCTTTTTCATAATTACCATTTGCTTTTCTTAACATTTATACGCGGACCTTTTTTAACTGCCGTTGGATCATAAGTGTCATCCTCGTCATCTGATCCCACGCCTTCCGAAAGAGCCCAGAATTCCGCAGAACCTAACTTGAAATCATCATGGGGGTCAGCTTTATACCAGAATATTTGATCCTCTAATTTATTAGAACGCGCATTATTAGCGATGACTAAACACTCATAATTTTCAGTACACTGATCCATAACTTGACAAAAGGACTCAAATGTAGGAAACATACCAGCATAATTTTCATAAATTCGTTTCCGATTATTAATATAAGGTTCTCGAAGAATAAAGGTATAGTCAATATTTGTCCGGAGATTTGGTGGCACACCAAGAGGATATTGCATTGTTATAACAGTCATAATTTTCCAGTGGCGGCCATTCATAAACAGGAGCCGCATCATTTTATCACGCGCCCATCCATTATCCCACAAACAATCATCTAAAATAACGAAAGCGCGCCCATCAATATTTGAACGCCCATAAGCTTCGGTCTCCTTTTTGATTTGTTTAAGCACAATTTTTTGCCGCTTTAACACATTTTCAATGATAGCTGTATTATATTCATCGTGAATAAATAGCTTTGGTACATGCTTTGCATAAAAACCATTGCCGGACTCGGTGCCAGATATCACAGTGCCGATTGGAATATCCTGGTGATAGTATAATAGATCTCTAACTAAAAAACTCTTACCTGTATCCCGTCGCCCAATAAACACTATAACTGGACCAGCTGCTTCATCGGGCTTAAATGAGATACTTTTCATATCAAACTTTTTCAATTCTAAATTCATTATCTTTCATTTAGAATTTAAATTAAAGTTAAATACGCAATATATTACATTTTTTTATATTTGAATGTTGTATTATCTAATGTTTAAGATAAGCTATGTCAAAAATAAAAAGTCAGATGTTCCGACAACTTTAGAAGGTATTACTAAATTGCAAAATTATATACCTATCTATCAAAACTTTTTTCGATTATCATCAACAAATTTTAACAATATAAATTTAAATAATCGCTTTCATGCAAGTAAATTTATTAAAAAGGAAACAGATAATAAGTGGACGTGTCGTGTTAAAAGTGAAACGCAAGAAAAAAAAGTGTCCTCCTTTTTAAAATATTCTCCACTGGTAGATCCAGTTAAGTTTTTGGCAGGAAAATACAAAGATATAGATACAGACATATTGCCGTCCTTTAATGGCAACGAAGGACATAAGAAAATACGTGATGGTAATAATTCGGCATATGTAGATGGCTTCTTTGCTTTTCTCTCTAGTCAAGTCCTCAATACACATCGGTTTATTCATGGAACCGATTTTTATGGATCTTTTCTTGGCATTAAAAATGAATTTAAATATAATATTATCGATGATTTAGAATATTTGCATGACTCTGAATATTTTCGAAACAATAAAGAGACTAGCTTCAAGTTAGACAATAATTATGAAGATTTATTGGAAGATATCCAAACACGTCATTACAGAAAACCATTAAAAATAGCAGGAAGTATAAAATCATTACAGCCAGAATGTTTAGATAATTCTATTTTCAAGAATTTATTTAAGAAAAGCACAGATGCCTCTGGTGTAAAAGATACATCAAAAAATCTCATATTTAGCATGGATATATCTGCCAATACCCCCGCATCATCCACACATACTGCCTCGACCAAGAGTTCGGCTTGCTCCTCGCGCTCGTCCCATACATCACATGGATCAGGGAGCTCTTATGATTCCAGCGGTTCAGATTTTTCTGATGACGAGTCATATTCAATGTCTACAGCATCTGATGATTGTATTAATGCTACTCTATTTAACTTTCCGGTACAAGTTATATGTCTGGAAGCTTTGGATGGAACTCTTGATAGTATAATGCCTGATCTTAGTATGGAAGAATGGCGCGCCTGTTTCTTCCAAGTTATTATTATGCTTCTTGTATACCAAAAATTATTTGATTTTACTCATAATGATCTGCATACAAATAATATTATGTACAAACATACTGATGCAAAATTTCTCTACTATTTCTACAATAAAAAATATTATAAAGTTCCAACATTTGGAAAGGTATATAAAATTATCGATTTTGGAAGAGCTATATATAAATTCAAGGGGAATATTATGTGTTCAGATAGTTTTCATCCGAAAGGGGATGCGGCCACCCAATATAATTGTGAACCCTATATAAATCCTAATAAGCCGCGGTTAGAACCTAATAAAAGTTTCGACCTATGTCGTCTTGGATGTTCATTATTTGACTTTTTTTTCACTGAACCTCTAGAAGAAGTAGAAAAAGTGGTAGATCCAGTTGCACAATTAATTAATAGATGGTGCAAGGATGATAAAGGACGCAATATACTATACAAAAAAAATGGCGATGAACGCTATCCTGAATTTAAACTCTATAAAATGATCGCGCGTCATGTTCACCATTGTCCACCCGAAAAAGAAATTGAGAATACTATGTTTAATAAGTATATTAGTAGCGGTGGTAAAGTAAAAAAGAAACGCGTCTTTAATATTGATAAACTACCTATATACATTAAGTAAATCTTTCATACTCATAATCATAATAGTTTTCAAGAACAAAATCGAAAATACTAGGAAAATCTCGAATTAATGTTTGCCAACCCTCGTTTGAAAGCAGCCCAAGTGTCCGCGTCACTAAATCAAAGTCCGCACTGATCGGTTCTACTTTATCAAATAACTCGTCTCGCAATATAAATCGCATTTTATTCCATTCTTCAAAACCTTTTTGATGTGGTAACCACCACATGTATTTATGATCTGAGGGTGGTTCATATGTTGTAAAGAATTTCTGTAGATTATGTTGATTATATAGTTTATAAGCACATTCTAGCATAGTTTTCAAATCTTCTCTTATATTTTTATATGCGGGCAAGGAATCTATAAAACTAAAATTTCCTTTCTCATACAATAGATGTCCCTCATCATTATCGGAAGTCATTTATTATTAATAA